AACATTTAAGTATTCAAAGGTTCAGGGGTATATTTATTATAAAGGAATAAAATTAGAAATAAATAATGGCAATAGTGGTTATTATTATAAAAAATATAATCTTAAATCCGGTGATGTAATTATTACCAACATCACCATATATAAGAGATTATATTACGCAATGGATCCTTATAAAAATGATCTTATTTTATCAACATCTGATATAGATGTAACAAATTACGAAATAAATTAAAGATGAATAGCCCAATTGTACCTGTTGAAATAGCTAGAAAATTAAATGAATTAGGTTTTAATGAACCATGTTATGGGTTTTATAATCTAGAAGGAAAATATAATCAAAGTTATAAACACGGTATGATATTAAAAAATTCATCTATTACTATACCAAATTGTGTCGCAGCTCCGCTGTACCAAAGCGTATGTTGGTGGTTATTGGAAAATTATCATTGCCGTATAAAATTTGACTATGATTATCTTATGGATATTTCTATAATTGAGATTTTAAATAGAATTCACTTAAAAAATTAAAAAAATGAAATTAATAATGTTTTTAATTAATCTTGTTATTTATTTTTTGTTGGTGTTCGCACCAGTTATGATTATTGCTCCATTAATAAAAAATATTAACGGTTGGCTTTTAATTTTTTTGGTTATTTGGTTTATTATCATATCATTGGAAGTTATTGAAAAGATAAAAATTTTTAATAAATGGTTTTTAAATAACATTAAAAAGAATGAAGAAATTAATTAAAATAAATGCAATACAAAGGAAAAACACCTTATATAAAGGAAATATTGTTAATGTATATGATAATTTTCTATTTTTAGATGATGATAAAGATGCAAAAACATATACAACTAAGGCACGTTATAATAGTTTTTGTAACTATCAATATGTCCAATTAATAGTTACACACCAAGGAACAATTAAATGTGGAGATTATTGGTTAACTGGGTTTGATAATACAATAATGAAATCTGAACGGTCAGATTATATTTCCAATGATAAAATAATTGGTGTTTACCCAGAATTTTCAGGGATCCCAACTTTAAATGTTGATTTTGTTAAAGAATGGATTAAAGAGCATAATCCATTTATATATGTTGATTTTGAAATAAATCAATGTGATGGATGTTATGTGAATGTACCAAATATATATGGAGTTCATGAAATGCCATATCCATCTGGAAGTATGGTGTGTTGTAAGGAAAAATATAATTTTCCTATAGTCAAGGATAACACCTTAATATGTTCTTTGGTTGAAAAAACAAATATGATCAAGGAGGCTACAATAAAGAGAATTGATCCGCCAAATCCCGTTATGATATATTGGTATTCTAAATTTATAAAAGATATTGATAATTTATTCATCGACTAAAAACTTTATTAAAACAATGGTATATAAAATTAAAATTGATTATCAGACAGGTGATAGCGAACATAATTATGATACCTCTGATCTTTTAGAAATAGAATGGGAAGATATTAATTTAGCGAAGGTCAATCTTCAAAGAATTAAAGAGCATCATGAAATGTATAATAGATTGCATTCTTGGGAATATAGAAAGAAAAATTACGATATAATTAAAGAATATCTTAATAAGGAATGGTTCGTAAATGTCCCAAGATTATTTTGTATTAGTTCCGGTAACGCAATAGATGAAAAAGATAAAGCTAGGGTAGGTGAAGGAAATTGGGAATACCGACCAGACTTACAAGATGCAGAATTGGAATTAAAATTCGTGCTCGATAATGGTAACGAATATCGGATGATGGCGTTTTGGATAGGATATTTTGAAACATTAAGAAAAGCAAGTATTGTAGTTGACACATCAGATATGGAAATAACTTTTTAAAAATATACTATGAAAGATTTTAGAAGACCAACAAGTGAAATGGAAACAAAAATGGGATGTCAAGAATGCAGTTGCAAAAGTAAATCTGGTGATTTTTTAACACCATCAGGATATGAAAAAGAAAATGAAAAGATGTTGGACGAACCTGTAAGATTTGATTCTGAATTTTTGAAAATTGTATCTATTTTAGGCGAAGAAATATATACAATGAAAAATTCAGTTGATAAAATTGAATTGTTAATAGGACATATTGATTCAAGATATATTAAAGATGACAAAAATGAAAAATCACCAGCAACAGATTCACCAGATTTTGTTTCTATGATGTCAAATATCATATCAAGATTTAAAGAGTTGAATCTTAAATTAGAATATCAATCTGACGCATTAAGAGAATTGGTAGGATAATTGAAATCCTACACAAACTAACCCAACCCAACGGGCATCTAACCAAGATGCCCGTTTTTTTTGTTTAAAACCTTTTCAGTTTTCAGACATATAAAATTAAACATTTTAAACACATGGCAAAAAAAGTTGCAGCAACAAGTCAGTCGAGTTTTTCAGATTTGAATGAGATACTCAATAAGGTGAGTCCTAATGGGGATATGCTTATAGATTCCCCTTTCTGTAAAATAGATGAATATATTGGCACCGGTAGTTATATTTTAAATGCGGCTTTGAGCGGCAGCTTATTTGGAGGATTACCAAACCGTAGGTCTTTGGCGCTTGCTGGAGAGGAAGGATGTTTGGTTGGCGATGAATTTGTACGAATATACGAATTAAAATCTGATTTAACTCAAAATCATAAAATAATTAAATCATAATTTATGGAAATCGAAAAAATTAAAAAGGAACTCGAATATGTTTTTAATGCTAATGAACTTAAAACATTTTTAGGAAAACCTATTTCTGAATCTTCAGAAGAAATCATTAGGATGAAATTTAATGAGTACGCATCAACAAACTCAAAGAAAATTAAAATTAAGGATTTAATTGAAAATTATCAAGAAAAGTCATTCCTTATTGCTACACCTGATGGTTATAATGAAGTAGGGGATTTTTATATTAAACACTCGCGCCCTATTTATGATATTACCACAGAATTCGATTTTAAAACTAAATGTTCTGAGGATCATAAATTTGAAACGATGACAGAATGGAAGTTTGCAAAAGAATTGACACAAGAAGATTTTTTGTTAACACTTTCAGGGTATCAAAGAGTTGTAAATATCACAAAATGTATAAATGAGGTGGTTTATGATTTTGAGGTAAAACATGATAACCACAGATATTGGTCAGGCACTGGAATAAGCAGCCATAATACAGGCAAGACATTCATTGCTTTAAGTATATGTCGCGAAGCTCAGATGATGGGGTATACCCCAATCTATTTTGATACAGAAGGTGCAATAGATTTAAAGTTTGTATCTAAAATTGGTGTTGATCCTGCCAAACTTCGACATGAACCTATAGCAACAATAGAGGAGTTTGCTACGTATATGGCAAAGTTAAATGAAACCTTCTTCAATATGAAAAAGGAAGGTAAAATTCCGCCGAAGGTAATTGTGGTTCTTGACTCATTGGGTAACCTTTCTTCAAATAAAGAAAAAACAGATACTACTGAAGGAAATGATAAACGAGATATGACCAAACAACAGGCTATTCGTAGAACCTTTAGAGTTGTCGGTAATGATTGTGCAATGAATGGTATCCCATGTATCTATTTGGCTCATACGTATGCAGTTATAGGTGGTTATTTTCCTTCAAACACGATCGCAGGTGGCGGAGGTCTTAAATATAATGCTTCAATCATATTCATGTTATCTAAATCAAAGATGGAAGATAAGGAAGCTGAAGAAATTGCAAAATCAAAAAATGTTGAAAAGGCAAAAGTTGGCATCATTGTAACAGTTACTCCAAATAAAAATCGTTTTGCAAAACCAATTAAAGTACAATTTCATATTCCATTTTATAAACCAATCAATAAATATGTTGGATTAGAAAATTTTGTATCTTGGGAGAATTGTGGAGTTGTGAGAGGAAAGGCGTTAACAGAGAAGGAACATTCTAAACTCTCTCCAGCTGAACAAAAAACTTGTCATGAATTTTCTAGTCTAGATGGTAAATTACTTTTCGCTCTTCCAAAGGAAACAGCAAGAACGTTAGTATGTAAACATCTTGGTGGAGAAATTCCTCTGATAGAACTTTTTACTGCAAAGGTATTCACAGATGAAGTATTGAGAGAACTTGATGATAAAGTGATAAAGAAAACTTTTGAACTACCTGATGTTAACAGTCATGATGATATACTCGAAATGACAGAGGAACTTGAAAGAGCTTCAATGAAAGATGATACTGATAATGATGCTCCAATGGTTACAAACGCTGAAATTGATACATCATTTATTGATGCGTTAGAAGGAAATTCAATCGAACATTTTAAAGATTGATGACACCTATAAATTTTAACATTGTTAAAATCAAAAACTTGATAGGAATTATAGAGACACCTCAAATAGAAGACCTTCTATTTGAGATTGTCTTTATGCTTGATCAAGAGAAAAGATACGATGGTGAGTTTAAAACTAGAGATGTATCTTTGAAAACTAGAGTACGTATAGCTAAATCAGGGGAATTGGATGATGATCTAGCGGAATTAGAAAAACTCGGTTATATTAAAAAACTGAAATATTCGAGTTATGAAGTTATAAAACATTTATGGGTATGAAAATAGAAACGAATGAGTTTGGAAGGTTCCAATTAACAGAAGTATTTGAACCTCTTGTTTTAATATCGGAAACAAATGAAGAGTTTATAATATGTATGAGAGATAGCGGGTTTGAATTTGCCTACAATGGTGTTAAATATTCTGCACAAGAAGGAACATTGAAAAAAATGAAACCGACTTTGCCAGTGTATGTCGATTCTGTTAATTTAGATGATTCGGAACCTCAAATAACACGGTCAAATGATGAAAATCTAAAAAGGTTATTTTTAAAGTTATAAATTAAACATTTTTAAATATACAAATGAAAGGCCGTTAACTATTTAAGTAACGGCCTTTCATTTGTATGGATCAAAACAAAACGGCTATATCTTAATATAAAATTAAATCAATAATCAATATGAGTTCAGAAGTAGGCATAAATAGTTATCAAGAGATAGTATTCTATCATTATATCCTGGGTGATATGATGTTAACATCTAACACAAAGTCAGAATATTTTTCATCTCCTATATTAAAGGAGCTGTTTGATATTTCAAAGGAACATACATTGAAATATAAAAGTCCTCCTTCTAAGGAACAATTATCTGAAATAGTAAGAATAAAGGGTGCAGCTTCGAAGATCAATGAAGATATCATAACCACAATTTATAATACAAAGGAAAAACTCGCAGAGTATGATAGTGAATGGTTAGATAATAATGTCAAACCTTGGTTACAGGTAAGAAATCTTGACAGTGTTATGCGTAAGGCCATTTCATATATGAAGATGACTAAAATAACACCCGAAAATGCAAGTGAAACTGTCGAAACTATAAGGGGAATGTTATTGACAGAAACCGCTTTGAATTTTGATTTTAATATAGGTTCTGACTTTTTTAATCCTGCATCACATCTTCAAACAAGGTTAGATAGAACATCCACAGGTTATTCATACATGGATACTTGTCTAAAAGGTGGATTTTGGAAAGGATCATTGATAGTGATATTATCAGGGCCAAAGGCAGGTAAATCAACATTTTTAGGTAACCTTGCGGCAAACTCAGTTCAATTACAAGAGGAATTAGTAAATATGAGATTGGGGTCTAACCTTTTAAATATTAAATTGGATACATATGAGGAAACAGCAAAAGATCAAGTTTTCCTAAGAGAACGCATGACATCGGTAAAACAAAATAGCATTGTACCTCTTGGTGCTTTGCATGTCAAAGAGTTCGCTGCTTCAACATGTTCAACTGTTGATCTTCGTAACTATTTAAAGAAAACAGAGGAAATTTTAGGGATCCATTTTGACACTGTGTTTGTTGACTATATCAACATTATGAAAAACTGGAGAAATCCTAATACTGAAAATTCATATATGAAGATCAAACAGATTGCAGAGGATTTGAGGGCAATGGCCATAGAAGGACAGTGGGCCATAGTATCTGCAACACAAACTGGTAAACAAGCATGGGATACGAATGATTTGGTTATTAGTAATGTTTCCGAATCTGCAGCATTATTACATACAGTAGATGCTTTATTTGGTTTGATAACTAACCCAGAGATGAAAGCCAGAAATGAATATTTTGTAAAATGTTTGGCCAACCGTGTTGCCGGTTTTGAAAATACAAGGAAGAGATATACGATAGATTGGAATTATGCAAGAATTGATGAGGATAGAAACTCGCCAATTCAAGATATGGATTTCAGTATACCACAATTCGGAAATCATAACCAAAATCATACTTCATATGGAAATAATCCAGGCAGCAGTACATATGGCAAATCAATGCAACCCGAGGAAACAGATGAATATAGAAAAATAGCAGAAACAAAAGATTTATTTACAACAAAATAATGAAAAATATGGCAGAGATGAAATTAACAAATAACACAGACTTGGTATTCACAGATATAAGTTCCGAAATTTATCGAGAATACAATTTTCCAAATGGTACGAAGATGAGGATAGAAGACCCAATGTATCTTAATGTAAATAATGGCGGTCATCGTGTAAAGGATATGCAAGGAAACTGTTATTATATAAACATAAAAGATTCATGGTGGATAACTTGGCAATCATATAGTGATAAACCTGACTTTGTAAAATAAAAGAACCATGGCAGCAGACAGAAACACATTTATAAATAGCTTCAATTCCGGTGAGATCGTTTTTGAAGATTTATCAAGAGAAATAAGAGTACATTCAGATGTAGAAGATCAATATTCTGATATCATAAGTGAAAAAATCCTTGATGTTAGAATGAATAAAGCGTTAGAGGAGGATTTATATGATATATTTATTGTATCACCTTTCTATGAAAAATATAGGACATTAAGAAAATTGGATAAGAAT